ACGCTGCCTTCAGTTCTTCTAAGGCTACAATCTAATATATCTATTACATTAGAATTTAAAGTGTAGCTTGAAGTGTCTTTAGTAACAGTTTGAGTTGCTTCTTCTATAGTCCATTGGTTTAAACCTCTATTAGCCCATTCAGCTAACATAAGATTAATAGAACGTTTTGCAGTAACTAAATCATACCCAGTTCTAAGTTCAAGGCCACATCTTTCAAAAGCCTCTTCAACAAACTCAGTTACGTTTGGTTCAAAATCTGTACTACTAGATGTTGTCATAATTAATCCCTATCTTCGTCCGAAGCATATAAATTGTCAAATACTTGGTTTACATCTAAAGTATAATCTAAATCGGACTTGCTGTAATGAATATGTTGAGATGGTTTAAAGTCTGGAGCGCCTTCTCCTAGTTCAAATTGAGCAGGTCTTGTAACTCTTACCCTATTATTTGGTAAAGCTACTATATTACCTGTCCATTTACCAGCATCTAATAACTCAAGTACATGGTTTTGTTTATGTTGAGCAGGGTCATCTGATGTGTCAGACTTTGTATAATCTACAGTAAAATAATATTTTGCAGGATAAAATTTACCATCAATTTTTGCCATCCAGGGACAAGGAGAACAGTTTTCTAATACATAAATACTATGTGTTCTAGATGCACAGTCCCAAGGTTGCGCTGCCCAAACCTCCATAGGTTCAGCCCATTCTTCAAAAGGAGTATCTCCAACTAAAGCTGTAATTGGCATTCTTGCCCACATAGCTCCACCATGAACATTAGGCTCATCTGTATCATAGGTTTCTGCACCAGTAAAAAGCACTTGAAACGACAAACATCTTTTTGGAATTGTTGTTACACCAATAACTAAAGCGTGTAAAAATTCACCGTGATATTTTTCGTGATTGTGAGTATATTCTTTTCTAACCCAGCATTTAAAATAAGGAATGCTGCTTTGTAGGTAAGCCATTTAACAACCGCCTACTTTTCCGCCTCTTTTATATCCTTTAGTTTTCATCGCTGCTCCGCCTTTTGCCATACCTTTAGGCTTTACAACTCCGCCTATGGCGTAACCTTTGGATTTCATAACTCCGCCATTTTTCATGCCTTTTCTTTTTTTACCGCCTATAGCGTAACCTTTAGTTTTTTTATACATATTGTTCTCCTAACTCATTGTAGTTACTTTTCTACGATTATTCATAACTTTACCACATCCTTTAGCTATAAAACCACCGTTACTTTTTTTGACTCTAGTGTCTTTCCAGCTTACTCGTTTTGAGCTAGTCTTTTTCTTAATTGCTGATTTAGCGCCACTTTTTTTACAATCAGCCATAGTTGGCCTACAAGCTGGATATCCTCTTTTTGATTTTTTGGCTGACTTTCTTCCGCAAGTTTCGCCAGTTTTACAATCAACCCAGCCTTTACCTTTGTTACGAGAAAACCATGTATTTAAGTTATCGCTAGCCACTATCCTAATTTAGTTTTTTTACGTTTTCCTTGAAGTAAGTTACTAAAACCTCTAGCATTTACAAAAGTCACTTCGCCTCCACCTGAAAGTTTCTTTTTCGATTTGTTGCCCCAGTTAGCAGCTCCTACTTTTCTGCATTTAACTAAAGCGCCACTTGCGTATGCAGATGGCCATACATCATATCTAGACCTTACTTTATGATAACAAGCGTCTTTTTTTGTTTTCTTTTTAGCCACTTAACAATCCCAGTCTCTTCTAGCCCAATAGTTAGCACTACATCTATCACTTTTTATTCCGCTACTTCTAGCACAATAACTTTTCTTTCTAGATGCAGTACCTTTATGCATTCCCATTTTTTTATCGCCGAAAGTAATTCTTTTGACTCTACTGCTTTCGCTACTACAGCCTTTAACAAAAACTACTTTTCTTTTTTTACCATAACCAGGCTCTCCTTGACGAATAGCTCTGGGCTTATTAAGAGTTACTTTTTTGCCTTTATATTCAGCCATTACAAAAATTAATCAAAATCTTTATAAAGAGTAAGGACTATTACATACGAATCACCGTTAGTATGACCAGTAGTAGTCAACATAATATCACCAGTTTTTCCACTACCTGCTGTATTTCTAATACCTCCAAATTCTGTAAAATCTTCTGAATCTGTATAATTTTCATTCAAATCCCAACAGATAGTATCTGTAGAAGCATCCCATAAAAGTTTTACACTCATTCCAAAAGTAGAATATACAATTTTTGCCAAACGTACTCCCGTACAAGCTTGGCCAGCAGAGTTAGCGCTTAAAGCACTAACATCTACCTTTTTAACTGCTGATTCGCCTGTACCATCGGATGTATTAGTTAATTGAATGATAGCGACTCTATCACTATCCATCAATGTATTTGATGTTACTGCGTCTGCCATAATTTACTCCTTACGCGTCAGCGAATGGTGTTACCACAGTACCAGAAGCTAATACTATACCTTCTACTGCATATTTAGCTGAACCGATAGCAGTTACTCTAATAATGGTTCCAGCTATACCACCTTTAGTGGTACCGTTTAAAGTAATTACATCATTACTAGCGCCAGATATAAAAGTTTTACCTGCTGCATCGCTTTTACCTAAATATAAACCACCAACAAATTTATCTGTTCCGTCAGTTTTAATATCTAAATCTGTAGCTGCTGTTTCAATTACAAAAGTAAATGAAGCACCTAAGTTATTGGTTTGGTTAGGGTCGTCATTACTTCCTGGAGCTGTAGCTACAATGCTAGGTAAAGTAAATTTACCATCGGCATCGTTACAAGTTAGAATTTTACCAGCGTGTGAATTTACGCTTAGCGTTGTGTCTGCAGTTAGACTAACTACGTTAGCGTTACCTGCTGAAATAAATCCTGCTAAGGACTGTATTGGACCTGAAAAGGTTGATTTTGCCATAATTTCCTCCTACGGAAATAAGTTCTACTGTCTTGGCTTGTCTGCTAGGTCAGTCTGTAGAACAAGTTAATAAATCCTAGTCTTTTGATTGTATATTAGTTTTGAGCAAAAAAAAAGGGAGCCGAAACTCCCTTTAGACAATCAATTAAGATTATGCTCCTTGAGATGCGAACACAGCTCTCCAGTTGGAGTAACCGAAGGAGTATCTTTCTCTAGCTTTGTAACGCATGTTACCAGTATCGAAATCACCTTCTAGTGATGTTTGCATTGGGCTTCTCTCAAAATGTTTGAATCCATCAGGACAGTCTGTCTTTAAGAACCAAGCATCAGTATCTGTTAGATAGTTATTAACAACATATCCTTCAGGTACCATACCCATATTTTTAATAGCATTAATGTCATTGTCAGAAGTACCAACTCTACCAGGAGTTTGTAATAATCTGTCAGCAACAAATTGCAGTTGAGGTGGAACAATAAGCTTTCTTCCTTGTAGAGCAATTGTCAAATTTCTGTCATCAACTAAAGTTGAAACATTAATAAGAGCATCTTCTAATGAAGTCTCATTCAAGTCAGCATAAGCTGTTGGTCTGTTACTAGCAGTACCACCGCCACCTAGAGGGTGAGCATTTGATACTAAAGCAACACCATCACCACCAGTATAACTGCTGCTAAAAGCGTTATTAAGAACAGAAGCTGCCTTAATTTGCTTTGTGTTTGCCATAGACCTTGCTAAAGCTTTTGTATATCTTGAGCCTAGTCTATCGTATAAGTTATCTTCAACCGCTTCTTCAGTTAGAGAAAAAGCCAAAGCAACTGTTTCGTGAGCATAACGTGCAGTAAAGCCTTCAGTAGCATTGTCATATTCGACAGCGTTACCTTCGCCTTTTACTGATGCGTTACCAAAGCCCACAATCATTACTTCTTCTTCAAAAGCTCTATCTGATGCTTCAGTTTCAAATATTTCAGTATGTTGATTATCATACCTAGCATATTCCATTCCGAACAAGGCGTTTAATCCTGGTTCTAATTCTTTCGCTAATTGCGCTCTATTTATAGCCATTATTATACTCCCGCAGCTGTTCTGTTAAAATGCTCGGCAATTCTGACGATAAAGTTAACATTGGTTGATAAAGACCCAGTTCCTAACGCATTGTTAGAAGGGTCGTTTGATATACCCATGATTCTCAGTTGAGCTGTACCAGTAGCCATAGTGCCACTAATTTTAACTCCTGAAACGCCTGTTATTGTAGAACCTGCAGCATAAACAATATCGCCATTCAAACCAACATCGGTTTGAGTAACGCTACCTGTAGCAGCTGATTGAACTTCAAATAAAGCATCTGGGTCGTCGACAACGGCTGCTTTGCAGTCGCTGGTTACTGTCGCTGTAGTCCAAACAGGAGAGAAAATTTTATCTCCATTTGAATCTGTGTAATGACAGCCTTGAAAGACTCCTAGTAATAAATCGCCAGCAGCAGCAACGGCAATACCGCCTGTGTTGACCATTTTTACTGGGTCGCCTGTATAAATAGTTCCAGTTGTACCTGAGAGAATGTCGTACTCTGTTGTTCCTGTAGAATTAACAGCCGAGCCTAACTTTCCAATAGGTTTTAAACCGAAAGGTGCATTTACATTCGCCATAATATTTACCTTTTTTTAAAAAGTTTATTCTAGTGAAATAAGATTAATCTCTTTTTCCACCACCAAAAGTTACGCTTGTAGTTCTCTGAGGTTTTAGCATCGGAGAACTAGGGTCAGATTCTTTCATTAAATCATTGTCAACTGCGTCTTGTTGCAGTTGCGCACGGTCATTGAAATAGGCGTTTCTTTCATCACGTGTTTCATTAGGAATCTTCGCCAAAAGCAAACCACCCACGGCTACTACTCCAGCGTGCCTTCCGTCGTCCATGGTTGGAAGGTCGAAATCTTGTATCTCTTCAGAACGTACGAGTTCAAAACCCTCACGCATTCTAGACATAACATTTTTTCTATCTTCTTCACCGACAAGTTCGGCTCTAATCCACCTGTAGGTATATCCTTCAGGTGCTGGAGGCGTATCCAACATAGATGGGGGACGCCAAGGTTTGCGAGCAGTATCTTTAGCTCGAGTTTCTGCAGAACGCGGAGTTCTGTTTTGTTCTTCTATTTTATTCTCATCAGTCATAATAATTTACCTTTTAATGTACTTAGCATATTCACTAAGCGGCACATTTAAACGTTTTGCCATTTGAACTTCGCTTGCGCTAAGTTTGACTTGACGTTTGCGCCCAGAACTATCACTTCTTCCAGCTGGTGCAACATTTTGTTGCATTTTACCGTTAGACTTGACTTCATCACCTGTTGAGAATTTGTGAGGAAATTCAGTTCTGATACGTTTATCTATCTCATCATAATATGTAGGGTCGGAAGTGTCAAAACCTTCTTCCTCAACTAATTTACGATGAATGTTAAAAGCAGCTAGGGTCATTGTTTCATCTTCGCCAAACCACTCGTTTTTACTAGCCCAATCTTCTGCTGCAGGGTCTGGTTGAGCTGGTTGCTGAACTGGAGCTTGCACTTGAGATGGAGCTTGGTAATTTTGATAATTAGTTGGCTGTTCTACCTGTACTGGAGTAGTATTAGCCAATCTACTTTCTTCTACTGTTATCTTATCAAGAATGCCTTGAGCCTTAGTTACCTTGTCCCAATCTTGCTCTTGATAAGCATTTTTTAAAACTGCGTTAGCTTGCGCTCTTTGAGAGTTCAATCTATTTTGAGCCTCAGTTAAATAATTTTTATTTAATTGAGTGCTGCTTTGTTTTAATTTTTGATTCTCTGCTTGTAATGATTGAGCATACTCATAAGCAGAATTAGCTGCTCTTTCTTGCTCTCTCATTTTCTTTGTAAGCGTAGCTATTCTTTTTTGAACGCCTTTAGAATAATCTTCTAATTCGTCTTCTTTTTTAGCTTTCTTTTCTTCTTCTTCAGAAACATTTTCTACGGCAGCATCTGCCTCTTTATCTTCTGTTTCTAATTCAACAATCTCCCCGTCTTCTACAGGTTCTTGTTGTATTTCTTCATTTATTTCTGGTTCTTGCATGAGTCCTCCTCACGTTATGCGCTAACAATGTCATCGGGGTCTTCAATAGTCGCGATAACTTCGTCGTCGTTTATAATACGGCACTCTGCATCGTCGCCAAGTTTAAACCTAGCTCCTGCATATCTACCAATTAGCACCCAATCTCCCTTTTTACACCAAGGGGTATCTCCAAATTTGTTTTTGTCTGAATAACACATAGGCCCCATTTTAACAACGTAAGATACTACTGTTGCCAGGGATTCTCTATCTATGGTTTCTTTTACTAGCTGAATACCGCCCTCTGATACACCCTTACCTTTGTAGGGTAATATTAATATCCTCCAACCAGTAGGTTGAGGCATACGTTCTAAGAATGATTTTTCAAGTAAGGAAGGGTCCAATACTCTTTGAGAAGCTTCTGTATAAGCTTTTTCTACTTCTTTTACCGCTTCTGGGGTTTTTTCTTTTTCAACTTTTTGTAGATTTTCTTTTTCTACTGCTTTTGCGACATGTTCAGGAACTATTACCTTGCTCATCGTTTTCTATTACCTTTTTTAGCAATTCTCTAAGTTCAGATTCTAGGTCGGCGAGAGAATTGTAGCGCCCACGTAGATAATGATATTCTTCTACATCTTTAGCTCCATTCATAATGGATACTTGAATATCATCCTTCTTTTCAGCAATTCTTTTTTTTAGCTGTTCTGACAGCCAAAGAACTGACATTTAATATATACCAGAAAACTTGCCGCCAAACTCAGCAGCTCCCATACCTCTAGCTTTACCTTTACCCATTCCTGGAGTAGAGGAAGCTTTAGTATTTTTAGGTGCTTCTGAAACAGCTTTAAATGGCACAGTACCCTTGTTAGAGTAACTTTGTTTTCCTTTTAATACTTTTGCATTTTTCATATAGTGTACCTTACAATTGTTTTAAGCCAATATCAATTAATTTTAGTTCTTTTTGTTGGTCCATTCTATCTCTAGTAGTATCGTCTTTTAACTCTGCTATATCTTTTTGAGCTTGGATTCTTTCTATATCAATTTTATCTTGACGTAATTTTTCTTCCATTCTCATTCTTTCTTTAGCCTCAAATTGTTCTTGGTCTTGAGAAAGTTCTTGACCCTTAAGTGCAAGTTCTTGTTTTCTAATAGTAACAAGCGGGTCTTCCTCTGGCGGAGTTGATACTTGTTCAGAGAATTGTTGCATTAGTTCAGACATGATTGGCGAACTAAATTGGGCCAATATTGCCTGAGCTTGCTGCATAACTGGAGCAGCTTCTTGCGGAGGCATTTGTTGAGCTTGTTGTTGCATTTGTTGATACTGTTGCATAGCTTCTGGAGGCATTTGCTGTTGAGCGATTGCATCTGCTTTTAACTGTAAATGCTGCATAATATGTGAATGTATGTTTCCTTGTATTTGAGCATTCATTTGTACAGGAGCCATATTTAATAAAGATACATGAGTTGCTATATGCGCATCATGGTCTTGCTCTGGGAATGCCTGAGCTGGTCCACCCATCATAAGTCCACTATTTTCCATACCAGATTCCATAGGTTTAGGGGTTGTATCTGGTGGCGGCATAAGTAATTGGTCTATATTGTCTGCACCCAAAGCAGCATACATTCTTCTGTAAGCTTCGTAAGTTCCACCAGGTCCATGTATTTCTGGATTAGATTGAACTAACTGCATCATTTCTTGAGCCATTACTATTCTTTGGCTAGTAGAGAATATGTCTGGATTGCTTACTGGAAATATATCTACTCTATCATCAAAGTCTGCTTGTTTAACTTGCATGTTGCCACCTGATACCGCATAAGGATAAACAGGAGGTAAGCTATCTTTAAATATATTAGCTAAAAGTTTAAATTCTTTTTTCTGACCGTTATGTAGTCTTTTGTGAATAGCAGATAATACTTTGCTTGATTTCTCCATAAGAGCCAAAGTAGTTCCTACAGGAGCCTGAGTATTACCTTCACCAACATTTGTATCTGCTATAGAAGCAAATCTTTGACCAGACTGTACTAATAAACCTAACAAATTAAGTAAAGTACCGCTAGGCTCTTTAAATGGTAATGGTTGAATAGCATCTCTAAGTGAGCCTGCTGGAGCATCTACGTCTCTAAATTCTCCTGGTTGTATTGGCTCATCTTCATCTCTAATTCTTATACCTCTAGTTTTAAAACCAGCAGGTAAATTAGCTAGAGTACCAGCATCAATTAACTGTCTAACAATAGATGTAGAAGCTTTAGATAAACCACCAATCATGTGTGTTAAACCAAACCCATAAAATCCTAATCCAGGAAGAAACTTAAAGTGAACAAAGTATTCAGTCTTTTTTTTCATTGGGTCTTCTTCTTTGAAGTTTCTTCTAATAGCTAAAATATTTTCACTATTAGAATCTATTGTTACGATATAAGGCAGTTTAACTCCAGTAGGTTCTCCGTCTTGACCTATATCTTCAAAACCTTCTAAGTCTAAATTACAATGAACTTCATAAAGAATAGATACTTCACCATCATCATAACTTGGCTCCATACCTTCTAGTTTTTCTTTTTCTGATTGTATGTCTGAATTTAAAGTAACATTATCTCCAGTCTCAACATCTACATTTTTATAAAAGCCAATAGCTTGTAACTTCCTTACATCGTTTTCTGGCATTTTTACGACATGAGTAATTCGCGAACAGGTCTCTAAGTCAGTTGTATAATAAGGAACAATTAAATCTTCTGGAGCTACAAATTTAGATACAGGTCTTCCCAAAGTTTCATCGTAGTAAACTTTTTTAAATGCAGAACCTGCAAGAGGTAAGTAAAAAAGCATTTGGTCTAATTCTTCATCATACTCTTCCATAACATGAAGAATTTGATAATTCATAAACTCTTTTACTCTTTGAGCTTGCTCTTCAATTAAACCATCATAAGCACCTACTACTTGAGTTTTAACAGGGCCTCCAGCTGGTAATAATTCTTTATATGCTTGCGCTTGGAACTGAGTAACTGATTCTCCTAATAATGGATGAATAACACCACTAGCTCCTGCAAAAGGCTCAGACCTATTATCATCAAACTTCATACCTAAGTATTTTAAGCCGTCTGTATAAGTTCTTTCCCAGTCTTCTCTAGATGATTTATCGTTTTCAATAGCTCCTACTAGCTCTACATAAATACTAGATAATTCTTGTTCTGATATAACTTCTGCTAAATTTTCTGCAAAACCTACTTCTGGCATTACTGGCTCTTGAGGGCCTAATATTGCAGAACCGTCTTCTTGCATTTGGATTTCTTCTTCGTCGCCCATAGCTTCTAGAACTTCAATAATCTGAGAGTCTACGCCGCCAACCTCTTGGGTTGTACTTGTATCTATTACTTCTGTTGGGCCTTGTTTTTCTATTGCCATTTTATAATCTCATTAATAATATACCCTAAGAGGTCTTTGCCTTTCTTGGTCTTCGTAATCGCTTGCTAGAGAAACAAAACCGCCTTCACGAAAACGCATTAGGGCTTGAGTCATAGTATCGCATAAATCATCGTTTGCACCAAATGGAAAAGAAGCACATTCTTCAATCATATCTTCAGCAAAAGCTTTCTCTGGTGCATACACCATTCCTGATTCAAATATAGGCGCAACCGAGTGCATTCTAGAGTGTTTATCATGGCCTCTAGTTGGTGAATAATTTACAACAGGAATACCTATTCGCCGCAACTCTTGGGTAAGAGGAGTACCAGATGCCTTAGCTTCAATAAGCACCATATCGCATTCCCAATAGGTATATTCGCGCATAGCTATTTCTTTTAACTCTGGAAAGTCCCATCTCCCTTTTTGACAGTCTAATAATATTAAACAGTCAGGAGCATCTTCTGAAGGCTTAAAAACACCCCAAGTAGATATAGCAGAAAAGTCAGCAGTTTGGTTTTTAGAAAAGGCAGTATCGTATGACTGCATAATATATTTAACAGGTGGTATGCTGTTATGTTTCCAACGCTTCCACCAGTCACGCTTGATAATAGCCCCCTCTTCTGCTGTAGGATTTTGCATCCATTGAGCGTTCCATTTAATTCCTGGAATAGAAGATTTAACTTTTAATAATTCTTCTTTTGGCCAAAACTCAGGCCATAAAGGATTGTCTGTTTCTGGAAATATAGCTGGAAACTCTATCATTTCCCATTGGTCTGCAAGCGCTTCTTTTTGCGAATCTAGCAACTTAGCTGTTAAATCAATAGATGACCAACGAGTCATAACTACCACTATAGCTCCGCCAGGTTGTAAACGCTGTCTAGGTCCAGAGGTATACCATTCCCAAGCAGACTCTAAGGCATTTGGGCTAAGGGCGTCTTGTTCTGAATGAGGGTCGTCAATAATTAACAAATCCGCACCCCTACCAGTAACAGCACCACCAACACCAGCTGCAAAATATTCGCCGCCTTTGTTGGTTTCCCAACGACCAGCTGACTTGTTATCTGCTTGTAATTTTACTTCTGGGAACACTTCTTTGTATTCTTTTTGGTCCATTAAGTTTCTAACTTTACGACCAAATCGTACAGCAAGTTCTCCTGTATGAGTTGTCTGCATAATCTTCATTTTAGGTTTTTTACCCATAATAAATGATGGGAAAAAAGTAGATGCAAATTCTGATTTGGTATGACGAGGAGGCATGTTAACAATCAAGCGTTTAATTTCGCCTGTTGCTACTTTATTAAGTTTTTCTGCAAAAATCTTATGATGGCGACCACATATAAATTCTGGCCACATGTGTTGCACGTATTCTAAAAAATCGTTTTGGCATTTATCTTGAGTTTCAAAGCCATCCAGCTTTTCTTTGAGCATCAGGGCTTCTTTCAGCTCTGTCTCAGTTAGCTGCGAAAAGTTCATTTAACTTTTAGAATGCTGTTCTTTGAAAAGGCATAGCTCTTAAATTTTGCTCAGGCAGTCTTGCTATATGTATTTCATTTCTTCCCATAGAGCCTGGACCTTTATTAAATACAGGTCTAGGCTTAGCTATAGGCATAGGCATCGGTCTTTTTATTGGTCTTGGTCCTCCTATAGGCATCGGTCGAGGCATCGGTCCTGGCCTAATAGGGCTAGGTCTTCCTATTTGTATAGGGTTTATTGGTCTTGGTCTTATGGGTTGAGGCATCGGTTGAGGCATAGGTCTGTTATATCCACCGCCTATACCGCCAAAACTAGGAGGTTGTCTAAATCCACCGCCGTATCCGCCTCCCATACCAGGGAACATACCGCCTAAACCGCCACCGAATCCAGGGCCGAAAGGATTACCGCCACCGAACATAGGAGGCATTCTTCTGTATC